TTATAATTTGAAATAAACATCAATGGAAAAGGTATTCTCTACCCACCGACCATATCCGGGACGGGATACATTGTCATTGTGGTACACGATCTTATCGATGCAGGACTTTAAGAGCATATTTTTCTCAGTGGCGGTTGATCGCGGATCCAGCAGGGCATCAAGAGCATTCTGAAAACGCTGGATGCGTTCTGCGTAATTGACAGCAGTCAGGCTTTCAGCTCTGGCAGTGCGCAAAGCTGCGCGTGTGATTTCTATCTTTTCCATGAGTTTAGCATTTCTTTGTGTATATTCTTCCTTCGTGTACACACCATCTTCATAGGCATCCTTCTGACGACCGTCCCTTTCGCGCAATTTCTTCAATTCATATTCCAGTGCTTTGATACGGTCGGCGCGGAGCTTCTCTGCCTGATCAGCGTCGCTCTGCAGGTTGACCCTGAAGTCTGCGATCTCTTTTTCAAGCGATTCAACAACCTTATTCACGAGTAGATGATATTGCACGGATTTTGTGTGGCATAATGCCTGGTTGTTGCAGAGCATCACGATATAGTCCGGCTTTTTGACATATGCCTTGTAAGACATACCACGACCGCAGGAGCCGCAGAAGAGCAGCCCGGCAAACGGATTGCACAGCTCTTTAGCTGTATGCAGGCAAGGATTTTTTCCTTTGCGGTCTAAAGCTGCAGCATAGGTTGTATCGTCAATGATCGCTTCGTGCTTCCCGTCTACATAGATCCAGTCTGATACGTCTTTTGTTTTAGGACGCTTTTTGACGATTTCCCCATCTTCGATCCTTCTGATCGTTTTCCGCCAGTTCCAGCGGATTTTTCCAATATAAACCGGATTTTCCAGTATGTCTTTAATGGCGGCAGCGGACCAGTGGGAGGATACGCGGGGCTTGGCACCGATTGCATCCATATGACGCGCAATTTTGGTAAAACCATAGCCTTGGTTGACATACAGATCATACATGATCCGGAGATATGCAGCTTCTTCCGGAATTACTTCGAGTGTATGATAGGCAGTCTTGCCAGTTCCGACAGTAACTTTTTTATAACCGTATGGCGCGATAGATCCAAGAAAGTGCCCTTGTTTTACCGCTGCAATGCGGCCACGGTTCAGGATCTTTTTTGTGTATTCGAGGTAGTCGTTGCCACGCGTCAATTCCATCTCGAAAAACTTGCGGTCATATTCATTTGACAGGTCATAGGTTTTCGGAGGAGTGATAACGAGCGTATTTGTATATCGAAAAACATTGATGATCCGGCCACAGTCCTCCAGATCACCACGGGAGAGACGCTGCGGTTCGATCACAAGCACACCTTTGATACTGCCAAGCTCCAGAAGCTTCATGACTTCTTTCATGACCGGTCGGTCTGCAATGGTTTCGCCGGATACGACCTCCCGGAAGATCTGTTCTTCCGGAACAGGCGTACCAAAAACAGAAGCGGCATATTCCTGCAGTTGTGTTTCATGCTTGGCAAGGACTTCTTCGACAGACATATAAGGATCATCTGATCGAGATTTCCTAAGATAGATAATGATGTTAGAGAGATCATCCGGGTTTAATCCATTCATCATAGCTTTTACCTCTTTTCATCTTATGAAAATGGGCGCAAAAATAGCGCAAATTATTGAAAAGTTGCGCTCTGAATGATACAATATAGTTTGCTTATGGCTCTGTATCATCCGGAGCTTTTCCGTCTTGGTGTTACCAGCATCAGGGCGGATTTTTTAGTTGGTGACATTTTGTCACCAACTAAAGATTGTCACGGGTTGTATCTATACTGCAATAAAACAGATAAGGGATACAATAGAAATAATAAGAGTTATTATTGTATAAAGTTTTTGCATAGATTTTTGTGATTCCATATTTTTTCTACATGCCAACAACCAAAAAAATCCAACTAAAAAGGCAAATCTAATATTTATTATAAGAACAATAATGAGAAGTAAAAAACAAAGATTAGATAATCCGTTTTTATACTGTGGAGAATCTGAAATATTGGCATTATCATGCGTATCCCGAGTATATATATTAATTCTACAAAAGCCTTGATCGTAGCTGCCAGAGTCAGGGTAATATCCGGTTTCCTTGTTACCAAAAACCCCTTTATATTTTCCGAATAAAAACACGTTCAACTCTGTATGATCATAATGACCATCATGTATCATTTGTTTTATATGAGAACATTCATCTTTGGGGATATAGCCTATCATATGTCCATCTGCTAATACTTTTATGGCATTAGGATCGTATGGATTATCAGGTTCTTCTACAAGTTCAATATTTTTGAAATTATATTCGTATTCCATGATCCTTTTATTTTCTTGTCCTGAATCTAATAATTTTTGATCAGACATAGAATAGTTAGGGTTTGCTTTAGCACAGGAAATGAATTCTTGAACATGGTGTGACATTCCGACGACACCATATGTTTCATAGTTTGAGTCTTTTTGAGTAAACATATAGTCCCCTTCCTTAAAGTAATTACCATTATTTACATGTAGAATGTTTCAAAATGGTTGTATAAAGTTATTATTATGAAATCGAACATATGGCAGATTAGGCAGCAGCAGAAAATAACATTGATACAACTGGCAGAACTTACCGGGATCAGTAAAAGTGCTCTTAACAACTATGAAAATGACAGGAGATCTCCGACATTAGAAGATCTGGAAAAAATAGCTATTGCATTGAACGTACATATTACTGATCTGTTCGAATCATCATATAAGTGATTTATTTCCACATATGTGGAAATATTTGCATTCCCCTTTACTTTTAATTGAAGCAGTAAGATAATAAATAAAAAACATAAAGGGGAGTCAAATAATGACTAAGGATGAATGTAAAAATATAATAATTAAAGAAATTGAAAAAATAGAAGATGAAAATCTCCTACAAACAATTATGTTCTTTGTGATTCAAAATGAACAGTAAATCATTATTCGTTCTGGCTTAAAAACAAGGCATATGTAATAAGTGCCTTCTTATGTTCATCATCCAAATTTACATAAATGTCGATCAAATTTTGCAAAGAAGCATCTTTATATACTGCGGTCATTTTTTCGGCAACGCCTTCAGAAGGAAGTCCTTCCATCGGAACCGACATTCCAAGCAACCAAGCAGGTGAACAATCAAGGATGCTACTCATTTTCATAAGTACACTTCTTTTAATATTCTCGACTCTACCATTTTCATATTTCGCAATTGCAGATTTTTTTAACCCAAGTTTTTGCGCTAATTCTTCCTGCGTAAGTCCAAGTTCTAATCGTCGTTTTTTTATTCTCTCAGATGTATCCATTTGGAGCCCTCACTTTCTTGGTGTCCTAATTTTACTACACTTGTATGATAAACGCAAGAAAAATCCTAAAAAGTGTCCTAAAAAGATAAAAATAGTATTGACAATCGGGACACACGATGCTATATTTGCTATAACAAAAGTGTCTTAAAAAGACACAAGAAAGGAAGGTGATATAATGAAAAAGAATGAATTGGAGTCAGTAATGCGGAAAAATGGGGACACAGGTACATCATTGTCTAAATATTTAGGAATTGCAAGAAGTACATTTTCGGCAAAAATAAATGAGAATGGTGCTGAATTTAATAAAAAAGAGATTGGTGAAATTATAAATAGGTACAAACTGACACCGGAAGAGGTTGTAAATATTTTTTTTACAGAAAAAGTGTCTTAAAAAGACACATAAATAAAGAAAGGTAGGTGAGAGAGATGCAGAGAAAGATGGAAAAACAGATTTTTGCACATAGTATTGCAAAACAGATTCACGATTTTGCAAAAGCGAATTATGAAATGGATAGCATTCTTGAAATGGTAGCGTGGAATTTAAAATACTGCAGAAGACTGGAGAAAACGGATATCCCAGAGTATCCGGTAGATGAATGGGGAAACAAAATAGAGATACCCAGTGAAGAATCAAAGGGAGAGGGAGGTGAGAAAAAGTGAACATTGTATGCGCATTGATAATTGTGGCTTTACTAATAGTTATCATTTCTCAGCATGTAGCAATTAATGCATTGAAAATGAGAATTCGCATACAGCCAGCAGATAAAGAACTGGAGGAAGAAAAAGCAAGGTATAAAAATTTGTTGGATGGTCTTGAAGAATTGGAAGCATCGAAGAATGTTCTCATAAAATATGCAAACTGTCTGTCTGAAGGAATAGATGAAAGGCAGGAAAATGATGAAATAAGAAAACTGTGTGAATTGTTATATGCAATTGCGGATTATAGAAGATCCATGAGAGGAGTAAAAGAATGAAGAATATATACAGGGATAATAATGCCTTGGGATATGGACCGGGCATACCGCCGTACCGTATCGAGACAGCAGATCAGGAGAGAAGGAGAGCGGAGAAAATGAACGAATCAAGATGCCCAGTGTGCAGAAAACAGATGGAAGAAAAGATCAAATCTGAAGAGCGTATGAAGTATTGGGACTCAAAGACAATCAGCCTGGTAACGGCAATCGCGGTAAGCGCGATCACATCCGTTATAATGTGCCTTTTAGCGCTAAGGTGATCAGCGTTGTAATGAATGCAACGGCGATAGGAGTCAGGAAGGAATTGATCAGAAACTGCTTTGCTGATTCCCAGGATACGCGGTATGGATGGATTCCTTTATGGGAAAGCATGAACTGATTTTTGTTATCGTTCAGATAGACAAGGTATCCGGTGGATGCAAGGAAATCGATAATGCTGTTTATCTCGGTCTGATATGCGCTGTAGTCATAAGTAGCGGTGTAATCGTCCATACGGCAGATACAAGTTGAATTTCCGAGGAAACTGAGAAAACAATCGCTGTTATTTGTCAATTTTTTAAGATTTTGAAGAACACATTTACATTGTTTTGTCATAAAAATACCTCCGTTTTCTTTAGGATAACACAAAAGTGGCGGAGAGGAAAGCTGACAACCAATAGAAGCATATCTTATCAGAAAAGGAGGCTGATGATATGGAATACACATCACATACGACGGTATACCCGGATGGCTGCAAGGTGACAGCTTATCATCCGGTACTGACACCGGAAGAATATGACCGCAGACATAAAGAGCTGGAAAGAGCAACAGCCCGGTTCCTGCGACATGTCGCAGAGGTGAAAGCAAAGCAGGATAACGCATAAAGAAAGAAAAATCGTACCCTGCATGCGGTGCACAGGCACCGCGCATACATAACCCCCTCATACAGGTGCGCAGCTTACACCCCTCAGCTGCGCACCGCATGGAGGGTACGATAAGAAAGGACAAGCTATGGAAAAAGAAGAACTTGGTTTAGGTTTTGGAGCCGCAGTTATGGGAGCGGGAATGCTGATCTGGGACAGTGTACCACTCACAGGTACAGTCTTGTGTCTGATTGGTATGGGAATCGTAGCATGGCATGCGATCCGTGGAGGGTTCTGGATGTGGTAGGAGGAAGAAAAGTGAAGATAGCGATTGTAGCAGTACTCCTGTTTGCACTCATGGCAAAGATCATGATCGCGCATGCTGCAGAAATAGAGGAAGTTGCACCGGTGCAACCGGAATATAAAAAGATGCAGGCAACAGCCTATTGCCTGACCGGTCAGCGCTGCGACGGCGGAGCTGTCAGACGCGGGATTGCAAGTGCTGCACCTGAGTACTACGGAATGACTGCCGCGGTATATATCAACGATGACGGCAAGCCGGGAGAATTCCTCGGCTGGTATGAGATTTTGGATACCGGCGGGAACGAAGGGATCCGGAACGGAACGGTCATGGATATCTGGATGCCCACTTACGAGGAGTGCATTCAGTTCGGACGCAAGGATGTGCTGGTTGTGTTTGTGGAGGGCGTAGGATGAGTGATATCAATACGATCAAAGAAAATGCAAGGACATTTGAAGGGCTGATCCCGCCAAACTCTGCGAAGCTGGTTTACAAGGAAAAGAAAGCCGGAGATACATATTTTTACTTTATGGACGATGATGGAAATTATTATTTCAATACGCAGAGCCAGATCAATTTTGAAAAAGAGATGCAGGAACTTCGGAAGAAAAGAAGACAAAAGAAAAGAGCCGGCTGACGAACCGGCTCAATTCACAAAATGCTAACTCAACTAAACAAATAAAGTATAGCATTTTGTGGGCGAAAAGTCAAGAAAACAGGGCTTTTGAGCCTGTTTTTTAGACTTGATACAGATATTAAGTTTGTGACAGGAGAAACAAGATGCCATACAAAAAGATCACATACTACTGTGGAGAGATTATCGAGGTAGAGAAAAAACATACTGGGCGTTATGGAGCCCCGGGACAGAAACGGCAGGAGAAACGAAAACCAACAAAGGAAGAGATCGCAAAGCAGAATGAGAGATTGGCAAGCAAGAAGCTTGGACGTAAGATCAGCACGAATTTTGGGGCAGATGATTATCATCTGATTCTTACATACAGGCCGGAAGAGAGACCGGATCTGGGTGGAGCCAGGAAAGAACTTGCAAGGTTCTTCCGTTCTGTGAAATCACGATACCGGAAATACGGTGAAGAACTGAAATATATCGTCGTGACGGAATACAAAAGGTCGGCGATCCACCACCACATAATTATAAACAGCTCGGACAAGTTTAATGTGGTGGCAGCAGTCCGGGAATGTTGGCCAAGAGGTCGTCCAAAGTTTGTGCCACTGGACGACGAGGGAGATTATAGAAAGCTTGCTGAGTATTTCGTAAAGGAAACCGCCGAGAGCTTCCGATCCCCGGACAACCCGAACAAAAAGCGGTATTCCTGCTCCCGCAATCTGAAGGAGCCAAAGGTATCCGAGCGGATCATCAGAGCAGGGACATTCCGGGAAGATCCGAAGCCGCCGAAGGGGTGGTATATAGACAAGGACACGCTGTACACAGGGATCAATCCGGTGACAGGGTACAGATATCAATACTATACGATGAGAAAACTGAGACCAGCGAAGTTAAGGGGAGGTGGAAAAGATGCAGGTACAGATCTACATAAGCCACTCTTACAAAGCACCACGTAAGACCAAAGGTGTATACGGTTACATCCTGGTTTATCACGATCCGCAGGGGAGGGAAGCCACAAAGACCGTGTTCCGGGAAGACGAGGCAACACCGCACGAAGCTGACCTCATGGCAGCAGTCGAAGCCTTGAAAGCACTGAACAGACCGTGTGAGGTTGAAATCATAGGCTGCAGCTACTTAAGTAGTGCAGATCAGTGGCTTGACAGATGGCGTGAAAACGGTTGGAAGAACGCAAAAGGGCAGGAGATAGCGCATAAGGACCTGTGGCAGCAGTACAACAGTCAGATTCTGCGCCACAGAATAAAATTTGGCATTTCCGGCAGCTTTAGTGATTGGCTGGAAACGGAAATCAGAAAGAAAAAAGAGAAAATTGGAGGATAGATCATGTTTGATAAATTTGGAGAATTTGACACGGATCCGGCAGATGAAGCAAGGATCAATCTGAGGATCGGGAATATCAAAGACCGTATGCTGGCAATAGATGGAGCACTTCAGGCTAAACGCTGGGTAACAGCGCAGCTTGCCGCACAGGATGTCGTAAATGAAATCAGTGAGATTATCGCGATCAATATGGCAGCAGGCGAACGACACAACGATACGGAGGCAGAGCATGAATAAAAGGACAAAAGCGTTGCAGTTCTCCAAAAAGACGAGACAAGCCATCTGGGATCGTGACTACGGTCAGTGCCTTTTCTGCAACTTGGAATACCATTGCACAAGCACTTCACAGCTTGCCTATGAGATCAAAGACATCATGCATTTTGTTCCGAGGTCACAGGGCGGCCTTGGGGTGGAAGGCAATGGAGTGATCGGTTGCAGGTACCATCATCAGATGCTGGATAACGGAAATGTGGGATTGAGAAGTGAGATGTTGGCAATGATGGAAGAGCACCTGAAGACGCATTATCCGGGATGGAACAGAGAGGAGCTGATATACAGTAAATGGACTATGAAAAATTCATAATTGACACAATCACAAAGCTGTCCGGGAAATATACGCCATATCAGATTTTTACTGATTGGATCAGGATGCTTGCAATTGCAATCCAGAACTCATGCCAGCCCATTCACGACAAACTGTATAAAGACAGAGAAGACCAGTATATAACAACAGCAAAGAAGTACAGCAGTGAAGAAATAAAAATGCTATGTGATATGGCGGGAGCTCTCACGGAAGTGATGGAAGAGAGATTCGGAGATATCCTGGGAGAAATCTATATGAAGTCAGGATGTGGCAGCAGGCAGACAGGGCAGTTTTTCACACCATATCACTTGTCCTACCTGAGTGCTAATTTAGTCATTGAAAGTCAATTTGATCAAATTGTGAAAAATGATCATATTGAACTGAATGAGCCATCAACCGGCGGAGGAGGCTTTTTAATTGCTTTTGCGCAGGTGTTGAAAGAAAAAGGCATTGACTATCAAAGAAAACTGCATGTGGTGGCACAGGATCTGGACTGGAATGGTGTGTATATGACGTACATACAGATGTCCCTGCTAGGAGTAAAAGCAATTGTTGTGCAGGGAGATACACTCAGGGAGCCATACCGGAAAGGATATGATAGTTACAGAGTGCTGCGGACGCCTGCAGAAATGGGGGCATTGTTATGAGAGAAGAACTTCTGCAGAAAATTCTGATAGCATTACAAAGCGAAGGAATAGATACAGACAGAATAAAGCCGAAGCTGATCATAGCAATGAATGATTATGAGATAACAGCAAGATGTACGGAAGTCGCCGTAGTCAACGAGGACGACACAGAAAAGTATATAAAACTCTTTCTGATGAACAAAACTGTTGCAGGCTGCACGAAAAGGACGATCGGACAATATCGGGATACATTACTCCGTTTTTTTAAAGATGTGCAGAAGTCGCCACTGGATATTACATCGGATGATATAAAAATGCACCTTGCGCTTAAAGAAGTCAGAGATCATGCCAGCAAAGTATATACAAATGACATACTCAGAGTAATAAGCTCGTTTTATACGTGGATGACAAAGGAAGAACACATTATTAAGAATCCAATGAATAAGGTTGATAAGATCAAGCTGCCAAAGACAAAGAAGAATGCATTTACGGAGCAGGAAATCGAGAAAATGCGGATTGCAATAAAAGATGATCTGAGAATGACAGTTATATTTGAAATGCTGTTATCGACATGGTGCAGGATATCAGAGCTGTGCAATATGAAAATAAGTGATCTGTCTGAAGACAGAGGGCAGGTGCTTGTACATGGAAAAGGTCAGAAGGACAGATATTGCTACATAGGAGAACGTGCAAAAATATATCTGAATGAATATCTGTCACAGAGACCGGATGACAGCATCTGGCTGTTTCCGGCATGCAGCCTGGCAGTATCCGGAAAAGGACGCTGTGTATCAAGAATATGCGCAGAGCACAAGGAAAAAATGTGCGACTGGTGGAAAATACCGGAAATAGTACTAGATGGACCTATGGATAAAAGTTCGGTTGAAGCCCGCATCAGAAAGCTTGGAATAAGAGCAGGGGTAGAGAAAGCACATCCTCACAGATTCCGGCGCACTGGTGCCACGTTCGCCTTAAGAAGGGGAATGCCAATAGAATATGTATCAAAACTGCTGGGGCATGAGAGCATTGAAACGACGCAGATCTATCTGGATATATCGGAAAATGAACTGGAACAGAGCCACAGAAAATACGTGTAATTTGATCGATGTAAAGGAGAAAAGACAATGAAAGTAAGAACGATTAGAGAAAAAGAGTACACTTGGAAACAGATCGAGGAGATTCTGGCAGCAGGTAAGGCAAGAGAAACATTTGGAGAAGATGGACAGATCACAGTCCAGGTAGAAGGGATTGGAACAGCTCTGCTGAATATCCTGGATTACGACAAGGACAAGACTGCGGATCCTGATATGCGAACAATGACATTACAGTTCGCAGACCTTCCGTTCGATGAAATGCCGTTTGATGAAAAGGGTAGTAACAAATGGGAGGAGTCCAGCATTCGCAGACACATAAACAGCACTGCCTTCAAGGAGAAATTCGAGGAAGGATTCAGAAGGCTTCTTGTTCCTGTGTTGAAGGAGAATGGAGACAGAGAGGCAACATTGGATACGTTCTTCCTTCTATCCGTAGAAGAGATGAAGGCCGAGGAAAAGAAGTACCAGCGATTCAGATCAGAACGCGATTGCGTGAAAGTCAATCCGGAACAGGAGACAGAATGGCACTGGACAAGATCGGCTTATCGTGGCAATTCGTACAGTACGCGGTATGTGGACTCTAGTGGCTACGTCAAC